TAAAGCAATTTTTATTACAGAAAAGCAACTACATAAGCAGGGGAAAGCAGGAGTCAATAATCGTCCTAAACGTCCATTGTCGAAAGTTATTTGTGCCCCTTCCATTGTCAATATAAATAAGAACAATATATCGCATAACGAAACAGGAATAAAATTAACACCTCACTTTAGACGTGGACATTTCATGATGTTAAGAAATGAAAGATATAAAACTCAGGGAAAACTTGTATTCAGAAAGCCTTGCATGATTAATGGCGGAAGCATACAAGATAAACTTTATGTGGCCAGAAAATATAACGATAACTAAAAAAATCTTATTTGGGCATAGTTTCTTATTTAGACGCAAAGCTCTTCTATACCATAGACTCAATAAAAAATAAATAAAATCAACGTTTTACTTATTTAGATACAAAATGCTTTACAAAAAAAACAAATGAACTATACTTAGACTTGATTTTTTATAAGTTAGTAAAGTTAGCAAGGTTGGAAAAACCCTATTTAGGAATAATAGGGCTTTTTTTATGTAAATTAATCTCCCAAAATAATCTCAGAATCACATCGACAATTGATTATATTACCTTCGCTAGCCCCCATGCTATCGTCACCAGGATACATCAACTCTTCACCACCTACATCAAAGGGATCTTCATAATCTACTATTTGGCTATCTGCTTCTGCGTGCGCCTCTCTGGTATGATCATCTAAAATAGCTATCCATATCTTTTGTCGTGTCATTTCTTTTACAGGCTCATCATCTATTTCAGCGTCAAAGTCTTTTAATGTATCTATTTCTAAAACTTTTCCACTTTCAGCGGCAAATTGCGTTTCGGTTATCCCTATAGTAGAAGAACGACTTATAAACTTATCATCTAAATAATTGCCCGCCATTCTTGCTATAGCTTTGTCGGTTATTTCAGCCTCTTTAATGGCTAATTCGACAGTTGCATCTTTAACAGATTTTTCTATATTAAAACGAGTGGTATCTGCAATAGTATGACTCATCAAATGAGCCCTTTGCGCAGCCATTCCTTTTATATTAGCTTCTAATTTACGCTCTATTAATTTTTCATTACTAGGCTTACCTACTCTCTTTCTAAAACTATCAGAAAAATCAAGAGAAACCTTAATATGATGCCCGAATATCAATTCTTCGATATCTTTTTGAAAATCATTTAATGATAAAGCTGAACCATATTTAACATAATTAGCTTTAAAATCTTTAATCAATCCTTTAAATAATGAATTAACCTCACGCATAAACCCATACTCAAATTTCATCTTACGAGCATAGTTATCTACAGCTTGTAAATATAGCTTTTTATATTTTTGTGGGGTTAATATAGCCATGGTTAAATACTATGTTTATTCGCCATAATGTTTTTGCGCTAACGACATTATTTCTTCCTCAGTAAAGCGCGGGGAACCATCTTTATTAATTTGCAATCTTAATTTATCGATAAAACTATTTTTTGCTATCACTAAATTAATCTTTTTCTCCTCTTCGGTCTCTTCTTTAGGCTTTTCTTTTTCTTGGCTTTGTTCTTGAACATTTTGTGCTTCTTCAGCCGATTCTTTTGCCGTTGTTAGATTAGCAGAATAAGAAGAATTACCCTTTGCGTAATCATCACTATCATCTGTGGCTATTGGGATATTGCCCATAGTTCCATAGATATATTGCCCACCATCTATCGCCTCTGACTCACATTCTTTTCGCATCTCATTGATAGTATAAATACCAGTTTCTTTTTTAAGTTTTAATTGTGTATTTCTTTCTGGTTCTAACTGTGGAATATCTTTAGTATTAAAACATATTTCATAACGATCTTCTTTATCATAACGAGGCATTAAAAAATTAGTCAGTTCTTGATCTATTTTTTGCCTTAAAGGAATAATAGCATCTTTAAAAAGATAATATTGTGAAGACTCATAATTGGCATAAGTCATATTTTCTGCATTAATTAAAGGCAAAGGAATATCCAATGCTTTATAAATCGTTTCTGCCGTATGCTTAGCTGTATTAAGATAATCCATATCTCTGGCTTTTTGTAATAAGTCTTCAAAACTCATATTTTTATCTAAAACGACTTGCCGTCCACTATTTTGTCCGCCTGCATAAGCACTATTAACTTCAGCTTGTATTTTTTGCTTTTGTTGATCACTTAAAAATCCTTCATATTTCCATACACCACTTAATCTTGCCGATCTGATTAAGGTTGACATATTAGCTTTAGCAGCTTCGATGTATTGTCGCATCTCATAGAAAACAGCATTAAGGGGAGATAGACCGTAAACCATATTTGAACCAACTTGCGGATTGAATGAGCGTATTTGGTAAATTTCATTGAACTCATTAGCATAATACCTATATCGTGGGCGACCATATTCCTTTATTTCTTGCCGATTATAAGTATCAGCAATCATTAATAATCGAGTTATAATGATATCAGCATAACCATCCCCACCAGCCATAACAGTAGTCGAATATGAAGGCATAACTCGTAAAGACTCAGGAGGATTTTTGACATAACCTAACGCTCGAACATAAACATTCCCAGTGCCCATGTACCATTGTGCACAATTTTCAAGAAATTCATTAAAAGTAATGTCTGCATCGGGTTTCGCTAATAATTCAAGAACAGGATGCTCGATAAATTCCCCTGTTTTTTTATCTCTAACTTTCGGTGGAATCGAACATATTCCTTTCGCTATTTTATGCAACGCCGTCCATACGGGCGCGCATTGCATCATATATAGAACAGCTTCCGATGTATATAATATGGGCTTTTCGCCATCACCATAGAACAGAGGAGAAATTAAAGGATTAAAACCAGCAGCGCCTTGATCTTTAGTTTCTATTGATGCAGATGGAAAAGAATTGTTTTTTTTTCGACTAAATAAATTACCTATTGATTTCGTTATATTCATATAATTACCAACTAATTTAAATTGATACCAACTAAAAAATTGATAGAGGTGATGAGGTGAACTTTGATAGATATTGTAGCACCTGACTCAAGGTATCTACAAGGTCATCGTTTTTGCCTTTAGGAAAACTAGATATTTCATGTAAAAAATCATACAACAAAGCATGATCATCTGGAATAAATACTCTACCACTTTGAATAATGTCACTAATAACAGATACACGTACCTGTTTGTTTCCTTCTGGTTTTACAGGATGAACAGGTAAATGATTGCTTAATTCTTGAGTAAAAGGAATGCCTGCTGCTGTATCTTCTATTAAAATCGTAGAAGGGTTATGTTTATTAAATATAGATTGAATTAATAATTTGAATGTCGGATAAATAACCTTATCTCTCCATATATCAATTAAATAAAAATTATCGCCAATAACGCCCCATGTAGTACAAGCACTATAATCGTTTTCTTGCTCAGGTTTCCATGCTCCATCTACAGACATAACTTTATAATCGAAATTTTTTATAACATTAGGATCATAATGTTTAAACCAATCTATTTTGATCAAATTTCCTCCTTCCATCGTAGGCGATTGTTGATATAAAGACTGAAACATTGAAGGCTCTTTTTTCTGACGTTCTAATAATCTTTCTCGCGAATGAAGAACTGGGCATAACGCCTCTCCTATCGTTCTACCTAGAGGATCATTTTCTTCTGCTAATGCTGGTAAACTTAATACATCCCACTTTCCACCATCTTCAATTCTACCATCACGATCTAATAATCGTCCTGATAGATCATCTTGATGCCATCTTGTTTGTATCACAACATAAGAAGCTTTTTTTTGCTCTCTCGTTTCTATGTCATATACCATTGTTTGCCAGATATTATCTCTTGTCGTCTCGCTAAAAGCTTCGAGATAACTTTTTATAGGATCATCGATAAAAACATAATCCCCAGGATTCCCAGTTATTCCTGATTTCATTCCGAAAGATTTAAAGAATCCATCTTTGCTAGTTTCCCAGTCTGCGGCTAATTGTTTTCCTGAAAAATAAGGAAATTTTTTGTCAACTAAAATTCTTTTAACTGCCCTAGAAAAATCAGAGGCAAATCTGGAATTATATGCACCTAAAATAATTCTATTAGCGGGATTCCTTTCTAATATATAAGCAGGAAGATGTTTTGAGACTAAAATCGACTTGCCATGCTGAGGTGGGAGCCAAAACATTAAATGTTTTTTTTCACCATTTAAAATAGGCTGTATTCGATTAATTATTTCTTTTATATGAGGAAAATCCCATATATATTGAGGAGATGTTTTAGGTAGCCAATCTTGAAATGAAGTATCTTTATTAAACTGGATCAGCTTCAGTTTCGCCTTTGCCACTGAGAGCCGCAGTTGCAGATGCGATAAATTGTTTAAGTTCATCTTCTGTCGCCGTATCAATGTCAATCGGTTGTACGTTCATTTGACCAACAAATTCTGTTTTATTTTTAGCGCCCCATTTTGCAAAATATTTACGTTCTAATATCCATGCAGCCGCTTGCCATTGTCCTTTGATAAGTTTACCATCATTATCTTTTGAAGATGCAGCGGCGACTTGAATACTTTCGAGTAATCTGGTTTCAGCAACTCCTTCAGCTTTTTTTATTCTGTCATAAAAATATGAATAAACTGTCTCCTGGCCATCGTTGATATCTTTTTCGCCTTTGTTTAGCCAATTATAATAAGTGAATCTTGATACGCCTAAGGCTTGAAAAGCTGTATGGGCATAATTACCATTTTCTATAAACTCAACGGCTTTATTTAACAATTCAGGATTTAAAGTCAATAAAAGAGTTTCTCTTGTCATTTTTTTATATTTCAAAGCTTATTATTAAGTGATAAAATCATTTATCATTCTAAATATCTATTATTAACATAATTAACCAAAAGAGGCAAATGAAATGTTAAGTACAGCCATATTAAACATTATCAATCAACAAATCAATCAAGAACAATATGCGTCACAAATATATTTAATGGCATACAATTGGTTTAATAGCCAAGGATTATTAGGCTTTGCTGACTGGGCTAAAAAGCAAGCTGAGGAAGAAAGGGAGCATACATTAAAATTCATTGACTACATAAATCTTAATAATGGGAAATTGACATTAGAAACGATTATTGCCCCACAATTGTCTGAAATAAGTAATATTCTTTCTTTATTCAAAGAAATTTTAGATTTAGAACAAAAAGTAACGCTATCGATAAATAACATGATGAAAATAGCCACAGCCGAAAATGATTTTGCCACACAAAACTTTTTAGCTTGGTTTGTCGATGAACAAGTTAAAGGAGACTTTGCGATTCAAAACATTATCACCAAATTATCATCTTTAAGTGATACCCAAGAAAATTTAGGAATT